AGAACGATTGCATACGCTCTGTCTCAGATCTCCAACATTGGTACTAATGATATTCTTCTCATCGCTGCTGGTGTTTATGAAGAGGTCTTCCCACTAACTGTTCCAGCTGGTTTGACAGTTAAGGGTGCTGGTCTCCGTGCTACCAAGATTTGTCCTACCGTTGCTACTAAGCAGAAAGACTGCTTCTTGATGAATGACAGATCAGTCGTCGAAGATGTCACGATTGGTGATATGTTCTTTGACACTGCTGGCAATCAGGGTTATGCGTTTAAGTTTGCTCCTGGTATTGCGATTACAAGCAGATCTCCTTATGTTCAGCGCGTAACAGTATTCAACAAAGGTAGTAATACTTCTACTGCTGACCCATACGGTTATAATTCTGCAGATTCTGCACCTTCCTCATATAAAGCTGGTGGTGGTGCTTACATTGATGGTTCTGAAGCAGCTGTTGGATCACTTGAGGCAGCATTCCTGTTCAATGAAGTTACTTTCATTGTACCGAACAGTAAAGGTCTGATCATGACCAACGGTGCTCGTTCTGAGTACCTGAACTGCTTCTCATACTTCGCTGCTGAAGGTATTAAGGGCATATCTGGATCTGTTGGTTTATCTTCTGCTGGTGAAACTAGACTGAGACTGACGGGTATTACAACTGTTGGTGTTGGTAATACAATTACCGTTTTTGATACTGACGGAACAACTGGTATTGCAACTGCTATTGTTGCTGATTACGACGGAACATATCTTAATGTAACTGGCAAGCAAACTGGTTTTGAAATTCTCGGAGCTAGAACTGCTAAAGCTATTACATTTAATGATGGTGCTCAACTAGACACTACAGTCAAGAAATTTGGTACTGCATCTTTAGCACTTGACGGAACAAATGATTCTATCAGTGCTCCTTCTAGCGGCGATCTTGGTTTTGGCACCAATACAGATTTCACAATTGAATTCTGGGCGTATTCAAATACAACTGGTCTGACTAGCGCAACTCTCTTCGATTTAAGAGATAACGGCACAGATGCTGAAGGTATTAGTCTTGCGTATCGGGCAGCTGGTGAAGTTGATATGCGGGTTGGTACTACCACCGCTATTACTGGATCTGGCGCAGGCATCGCTACAGGAGTCTGGAAGCACTATGCACTTGCTAGAGACGGTACAGACACCAGATTGTTTGTTGATGGTACTCAGAGAGGCATTAAGACTTCTGACACCACCAACTATGGCGCATCTAAAGGTATCGTAATTGGTGCCGACTTCGACGGTGCAAGTCAAAATGTTACTGGTTGGATCGACGATTTCAGAATTGAAAGAGGAGTTGCCAAATATACTGCCAACTTTACTGCCCCTACTGCTGCACACACTGGTGACAAGGACACTGTTCTTTTACTTGACTTTGATGGTGCTAGTGGAGTAACTACAACCACTGATAATGTAATCCGCAATCAAGATATTCGTATCACTCAAGCGGGTGGTGGTATCGGGACTGCAACCAAGGTTATCCTTGCTGATTACAGTCAGTTTGGTGCAGACATGCGCTCCGTTGGTTGTGCTATTGAGTATGGTCAGAAGGGTGTCATTGCTGATGGCGATGGCGTATCTCTGAGACTGTTTGCTCTCAACTTCAATCATGTTGGTGCTGGTGGTGACTTCTCTAACGATCCTAACTTAGCAATTCAAGCTAATGAAGTTACCGAAATTAATAACGGTGATGTATCATTCGTCAGCATTGACCAGAGAGGAGACTTCAGAGTTGGAGATGCATTCTTCGTTGATCAAGAAAACGGTACAGTATCGTTCTCGCAACAAGTAACTAGCCTCCAAGCACTTTCTTCACTTCAGATTACTGACGGAACTAACAGCAGCACTGTTACTCCTACAAGTGGTACATTCGGTAACATCCAGATTGCTGGAAATAATATTGAATCTACATCTGGTGATATTAATATTGATCCAGCTGGTGCAGGTTCAATCAACATCACTGGTGATGTCAATGTCCTGGGTATCCTGACTGCGACAACTATCCAACTTGACTCTTTCCAGAAGAACGATACTTCTATCGCTCTGGATGACTCAGGTGCTAACGGCACTATCAGATTCAATACTGATAATGTTGAGGGCATGCGCCTTGACGCTAATCAGAAGCTGGGTATCGGCACTGCTGCACCTAGACAGAGACTTGATGTCCTCGACACTGCTAAGTTTGAGAGACTCGATGTAACTGGCGTATCTACATTTGCTGAGAGAGTTGACTTCAATCTTAGTATCGACGCAGTTGACGCTAAGATCACTGCTGGTGTTGTAACTTCACTGGTCGGTACTTACGCAACCATCACTACGGTTGACATTGAGACATTAGATGCTAAAGATGTCAACATTACTGGTCTTGCTGTAACAGATACTGTCGGTACTGCTGCAACGATTACCACAATTGATACTGAAGCTCTTGATGCATTTGATGCAAAACTTACTGGTATTGCTGTCACAAACGCAGTATTCACTGGAATTGTTTCCTTCAAGGATGATGTAAAGGCACACTTCGGTGATGATGATGATCTCTCCATCTATCATGATGGCGACAATTCATACATTGATGATTCTGGAACTGGCACCCTTGCAATCCGTTCTAATCAGGTAGAACTTCAGAAGTACACTGGCGAAACTCTTGCCAACTTTACTGCTGATGGTGCTGTTACTCTATACTATAACAACGGCATTAAGATCGAGACACTAGCAATTGGTGCTAGTATTCGTGGCGTAACTCAGACTGGAACAATCGATGTTGCTACTAATGCAAACATCCACTCCACTCTGACAGTAGATCAAGGAACAATTCTTACAGGAATTGTAACCAGCTCTGCTGGTGTTGAAGCAATCAACATCAATGTCTCTGGCATTCTCACCACTAACAACTTTAGAGTTACTGGTGTAACAACGATCTCTGATGTCACAATTGGTGCTGGTTCTTCCTCAACCAAAATAAATACCAATACTGGAGAACTTGTTCTTGATTCTGCTGCTGGTCAGGTAACTGTCCAAGATAATCTAAGCATAATCGGTTACGGTACATTCCGCGACGGTCTCTATTACAGATCAGATCAAGGTGGATTAACTGGTATTGGATATAGCGGACCTAACGGTGTTGCGTTCTTTGAAGCAGATGGAAGACTGGTTAGCGGTCTTAGCACTGTAGGATTCTTAACAACCTCCAATTACATGCTAACCACAGATGAGAATAACATTCCAATTTGGTCTAACAGTGTTGATGGAGGTACATTCTGATGGCAAAACCAACCACTAGAGACGGACTAAAAGATTACGCTTTAAGGCAACTTGGATATCCCGTCTTAGAAATAAATGTAGCTGATGAGCAAGTAGATGATGCATTAGATGATGCTCTGCAACTTTTTTATGAGCGTCACTTTGATGGCGTCGAAAGAGTTTATCTCAAATATAAGGTCTCAGAAGATGACATCAAAAGAGGCAGAGCAAGAGGTGCTGGCGAATCTCTTGGTATTACTACTTCTACTACAACATCTGGAGACTTTGAGGAAAACACAAATTATCTGAGTGTACCTGATTCGGTCCTTGGAGTTGAGAAAGTATTTTTGTTTGATTCTAGCTTTATCTCAAACAACATGTTTAGTTTTAAATATCAGTTGTTTTTAAATGATGTAGCTTTTAATTTGGGATATAGTGGTCTTCTCAGTTATGCGATGACTAAAACATATATTGAAGATATTGATTTCTTACTTTCAACAAACAAGCAGATTAGATATAACAAAAGAAATAATCGTTTGTATCTCGATGTTGATTGGGGATCAGTATCAGAAGGTACATACATAATCATTGACTGCCAAAGAATTATGGACCCAGCAAATTATGCTGGCGTATACAATGATTCTTTTTTAAAGAAGTATTTTACTCAACTGGTTAAGAAACAGTGGGGTACAAACTTAACTAAATTCCAAGGAGTTAAACTCCCTGGAGGTATTGAATTAAATGGCAGACAAATTTACGAAGATGCTGTAATGGAATTGCAGCGTATTGAAGATAGAATGTTGTCTACCTACGAACTTCCACCCCTTGATTTGATTGGGTAATGGCACTAAATCCGTTTTTTCTTCAAGGATCTCCAAACGAGCAGAGCCTTGTTCAACAACTTATTGATGAACACTTAAAAATGTTCGGATTGGATTGTTATTACATTCCAAGAAAAATGATTATCACTGATGATGTGCTCGGAGAAGTTCAGTCATCTAAATTTAATGACGCATATATTTTAGAAGCTTATCTCAATAACTATGAGGGATATGCAAAAGGTAGTGATATCATGTCCAAGTTTGGCATTAATCTTCAAAACGAAATTACTCTCACAGTTTCCAGAGAAAGATATGAAGATTTTATTGCTCCATTTGTTGTAACCCATAATGCCAAAAATGCTGGCACAGATATTATTTTTGGTGAGAGACCTAAAGAAGGAGATTTAATTTATTTCCCGTTGGGAGAAAGAATATTTGAAATTAAACATGTAGAATTTGAAAACCCATTCTATCAACTAGGCAAAAATTATATCTACGAACTTCAATGCGAACTGTTTCGCTATGAAGATGAGTATGTTGATACCGGAATATCTAGTCTTGATGAGAGAGCGATGGAAGAAGGTGAGACCAGTACTGTCGTTTTGGCAGGCATTGGTTCAACAGCCATGGCGGTTGTTGATTCCTTCGCTAGTCAAGGAGCATTAGGACAAATTTTCCTGAACGATGATGGATACGGTTATACTAGCGCACCCAGTGTCACTATCGAACCCTCTCCTGCTGGTGTTACTTCATCTAGAGCAGGTGCCTTTGCATTCACAACCGAAAGGTCCGGTTTATATTCTATTGATCAGGTAGTCCTACAAAACCCCGGATTTGCATATACAGAATCACCGGCATTTACATTTGGTGGTCCTGGTGTAGGTGCAGCTGCAACAGCATCTCTTACAAACAGCGGTATTACCTCAATCCGTATTACAGATCTTGGAACAAATTATGTAAGTCCACCGTTAATTAGTATTCAACATCCGGCAAATGTTGCTATCGGAACTACTGGTGCAACCGTTGGTAGTAAACCCGGTCAGGTACAAGCTACTGCTATCTCAATTTTAGACGGGGATAGTCTAAGTAGAATCTTCCTAACAAATGCTGGATCTGGGTACGAACAAGCTCCATTAATTACGATTGGAGATCCTCTTTCTCTTGGAGTTGGAACATATTTCTTCAACGAAAGAGTAGTCGGATCCGAGTCTGGAACTGAAGGATATGTGAGAGCATTTAATGTAACTGACCGAAAGTTAGAAATCTCAATAAATAATGGTGTGTTCTACCCTGGTGAGTTTATTACAGGAACTGCATCGTCTGCTAGATATCAAATTCTAAATCATACTGGAATTGATACTACAAGCACATTTACTTTCAATGACGAAATTGAAAGTGAAGCAGATGGTATCCTTGACTTCACTGAGCGTAATCCCTTTGGCAACTTCTGATGTTAGGCACTTATTTTTATCACGAAATTCTCCGCAAGACAGTTGTGTCTTTCGGAACATTATTTAACGACATTCACATTCAAAAAGAAGACAAAGACGGAAATACTATTAGCGATATTAAAGTTCCTTTAGGATATGGTCCTAGGTCTAAATTTCTTGCTAAGTTACAGCAACAACAAGAGTTAGCAAAAGCAACTGCTATTACTCTACCCAGAATGTCTTTTGAGATGTCAAGTCTTTCTTATGACCCGAGTAGGAAAACTTCC